TGGCGCTCCTTGGTCATGGCTGCGTCGCAGTAAGCATCAAGTGTTTCGTCTTGAAGAAGTCCGTCATGCCCATCTTCTTGCATATTCAAATACACCGATAGGATAGGTTCAGAGCGTAAATACCGATACCGCTCCGCATCCTTCCGCAGCGCATCAAGCTCGGATAGTCGATTGGATGCATCAAGAAGCATATTGATGTCGTCATCGGATGCAGCACCCATAATCCTCCATAGCTTCGCCTGACTGCGTAGGCGAGCAATAAGTTTATCTTCACTCATTTCATCTGACCCTCGGTGGTTTCGGAAATTACAGCCAGCAGCGCATCGTTTGCGTCGTCGTACCGTTCATTCTTCAGCAGTTGTGCGATTCGGCATAGCTCGGCCTGCGTGATGGAGGTGGCTGGCTTCTCGAATAGCTCGCGGACTTCCATGTCAGATGTATCGGCAGCAATCTCCGCCTGAGCCCTTGTGCACTGATGCCACAAGCCCCATCCGTCGTCACCATCTCCACGGAAGTAATGGCGCAACTGATAAGCCACCGCCTCCCCCATCACCGGAACCTGCACAGGTTCCCATACCTGCCCAGACTCACCCGGCTTGAACTGGCTGCATACAGCGGATTCGGCAAGGGCGGCGCGGATGCAGTTGCGGATTCCGTTCATGCTCTGAACTGCGTCCATATCTCCGGCAGTCAGGTCTGACAGTGCGTCCTCAATGCCATCAGGCCCAAAGCCTTAAGCATCGTTCATAATCTCAATGATTCTCTCATCGCTCAACATAATTACCTCCATCTTCCAAAGATGTTGATTTGAATACAACTCTAGAGGGATCATGAACGTAGCCCTCCAAACGCTTAAAGCCTTGGTAGATTCTATACTCTAATTCCTCAGATGTAAACTCTCCATGGATATGTGCATTGCTCCATACAGCGATTTCATAGAGGTAATCGTTGATAAGATCAGTATTTCCAGCCAGCTTTGCCAAAGCAAGGTTATGCAGAAGGCGCTCATATAGATCAACTTTTTTCTTGTTATGAATAACAAGTTCCCATGGACCATCATGAATATTATGCCTCTTCTGAATCTCGTAGCTTTTTTCCATCAGAAAATTGTAGACATAATAAACCTTATCCGAAACCTCGATCAGATTCGATAAAACATATCCAGCCTTATACAAAGACCAGCTAACACTGCGATAAAAACACTTCATTATTTTGCTCCTAGTAAACGATAACGAGCTTCTTGCGTCATCAGATTTAATGCTACGTCAAACTCCTTTCCACCCTTCATTGAGAACAGAATCCCAGAGAAAGGATAGTGCTTTACCTTCATTGCAAACTCTTTACGGTCCTCAATGAAGAAATTTTCATTATGAATTCGATAGCATTCCTCTCGAATTTCATCGAGACGGTTCTTGTACTTCATGATCATTTCTTCGTACTCAGGGAAGTATGAAATGAACTCATGATACTCGTTAGTGAGAACCAGATCGACAGCTCTCTTTGGAGTAAGACCGTTTCCCTTTGTATGATGAGCAATAACGTAGATTGAACTCTTCACCTTGATTCGATTGAAGTTGACATCACGAACAACAAATCCTTCTTTCAGGTTATCGAGAGATTCAGCTGCCTCAATCACATGATCAATCGTATCAAGAGCAAACACTTCAGGAAATTTTACGTTCCATAGGAAGTTTTCAATCAAGTAGCCTTCAAACCCGTCAACTTCCCGGAGACCTAGGAAGAAGACGGTATCCTTTTCATACGAAGTCACCACCTTGTTTTCCTTCGTGCATAATTCAAAAAGAATCGTTTCACCGCGAATAAAACACTCTTCACAACCATCCTGAAATTCACTATCAGAAATTCCAAGTGCCCGCAAGAAAAGGTTATGGAAAGTGATGGTAGATTCTTCGCCAATCAGATTGTAGATGCAGTTACTTCCGAATGCAGTGCCACGAGTGGCAATACGCCACTTTCCATCGAAGTAATAGACCTTGATCAGAGAACCGTCTTCCTTGCTTACAGTCAACGGAGTAGTCCAGTCAAAATTCTTTTCAGCTGGAGAGCCTTCACCTGCATTGTAGAAGCGATTGAACGGCCAGCAGACAACTTCATTCGTCTTCTGACAAACGACAATGCCGCGACATGAATCGCAGAGAGGATCAAAACGAGGTGAATTGATCTGGTCGTAATCGATCACCCATACCTTCATTCCATTTTCAGTTTCCTCTTCTCGCACATTGAGAAAATAAGGATGCGAGATAAGATGTTCTATCGTTCCCCCTTCCTTTAGAAACTTTTCAACTGGATGAATATTATACTTGATTTCCATTAAACTTTTTCCTTCATCATAGCCAACAGTTCATTCTTCAGGCGAGCATTCTCCTCACGAAGACGGAAATTCTCGGTAAGAACAATCGAGTCGAATTTACTTTCTACGTACTTACGATAGGCGGTCTCTACCCATCCGTCAATGTACCAATCAGCAATACGTCTTTGGTCATTAACATGATGATTCTTATACACATTTTCATACCAAAACCTGATCATATCCTCAATAGGAACATCAGTTCCATCCATTGAGTTTTCAGGCATATTGTACCTGAGAATTGTCCTGAAGAAGTTCTTAGGATACATGTAATAAGAATTTTGTGAGTTAGAGGTCATTGTCATATCTCCATTTCTAGAGATAATATCATATGAAACAATGAATGTCAATAGGCAAAAGAAAAGGGCCTTTCGGCCCTTTTCTCTATCAGCTGTTCAGAAGATTCTGCATGAACGCCTCTACATCTTCATCCTCAGACGGGGAAGTCATTACGGCTTCCTTTGACGGACTAGGAGAAGGCTCAGGAGTATCATCCCATGGGACGTCTTCATTGAAGTCAACTTCAGGATCAGAAACTGGAGTCTTTTCCTTAGCAACCTCTTTAGAAGGCTCCTTAACAGGCTCGGAAACGCTATCCTTACTCCATCCTACAATGGTCTCAATCCCGGACAGGATTCGATCACCAAGGACTTCATAGAGCTTACGCTTCAGCTCTTCAGGGTCTTTGAACTTATCAGGAGCGATGAACTCCTTTAGACTAATACCCTTTTCGCAGACCTTTACAACTTCTTCATCAGAAGCAGCAAGGGCAGACGGTTCACTGAAAAACGATTGCTCGTAATTAGGAACGACGTCAGTGCCTACAGTCTTTCCAACAATACGGACGTTGAAGTTTGCACCATAGAACGGGTCAAACGCTTCAACCGGCTTCACATCTTCGAACTTCGGAGAACGAGCATTCTGAAGGATATCGAAGATTTGCTGGCCGTATTCGTACAGAAAAACCTTACCTTCCGCAGAAGGGTTCTTCGGGTCTTTGATGACCAGCACGTTGGAAATGTACTTCACCTTACGCTTCAGGAAACTTGAACCTTTCTTATCAGACTCAATACCTGAATTGTAGCAACGCATTGAAAGATCATAAACCGGATCATCGCTGCGATTGATGGTGCTTAGGTCGTTTTCGATATACCAGCGACCAGTTGGCCCCTTGAACTGACGGAAATAAATCTTCACCCATGGCAACATGTCTTCATCGACAGATGGCAGAAAGCGTATTACAGCAGAACCAACTTCCTTCTCCTTATCAAATGTAGGCTTCCAGAAACGAGAGTCAGATTGACCTCCCTTCTTACTCTGCTTTTCAGCAGCTTGCTTCATTTCAGCCAGAAGAGCGCCGGGGTTTTTCTTGAATTTCAAAAAGTTTGCAGTCATTTTATACTCCTTTAGAGTTTTCAATTAAAGTTAGGATTGTGTTTTTTTGTTCAACGTCTTTCAGGGTGCAAAAGCTCTTGTACTTGCAAAGTCTATTTGTCATGGACGAAACAACTACATTTTGCTTCTTCTCCCCGGTACACTTTATGAATGGAGATGCCACATCCAAAATGCAAATCTGCTCCGGTGTATATTTTCCACACATCAGACCAGACACGTAATCCGGAAGAGGATCACCACTCTTAAGCCTATCAAAAGATGTCCCTTTCAACAGGTTCCCGATGCTGTGTACTGGAGCATCGAGAGTTTTCCTAGCCTCAATATACCTACGACGGCAGTCGTCAGACTCAAGGCTATGAAACCAGATAGAAGGATCGAGAACTAGATTGCTAGAAATAAACATAGCAATATTTCTCTTACCTAAAATATTTTCTGAAATTCTTTTACAAACAAATCTCTCAGGAGCCTTCTCAAATTTTTCTACCGGGAATCTGCTATAGAGCATCCCACTTACATCAGATTTAGCGTTAAAATGAATCCGTATCGTATTGGCCATTACCCATACATCATACGGAGATACTTTATACGACATTAGATAGCTACTCTGTTAAGTCGATCTTCTGATACACGAATAGTCTTGAGACGGATAGCCTCTTCGGTCAGCTGTGTTCTAAGCCAAGGAGAGATTAATTTTACAGCATCTTCATAGTCAAGCTGATTCTCAATACAGTAATCCGAAATAGTTTCAACCCAAGTTACACCATCGGCCTTTCTTTCAATTATTTTATTCTGAAAATTTAAAATTCTTTCTTCTTGCGTCAACTTCATTTTTAATAATCCTTGATATTTGACTTTGGATGACGCTTTTTCATCTGATTCATTGCCCATTTATGATCGCTTGAAAGTCCCTTAAAAAGATTAGGTCGAACTGTCGCCGGCATACCGCCAATTATTTTTTTAACGGTATCTTCTTTGCCACAAAACTTACAAGGAGATTCAGTAGGCTTTTGCATTTCTGACATAGGTAGCAATTCGTCAAAAACTGCTTCGCATGATGAACATTCGTAGGTGTATGTAGGCATAATTCATCACTCCATCTAGAAGGACGGGTCAGTCCTTCACTGACCCTTATTAGTTTTTTGCGTCTTCCTCTTTAGGAAACCATTCTGGAAATGCTTCTCTAAAGATACTTTCATCGATCATAGGATAAACCCGTTTATCAAGTTTTTTATCTTTGATCATGATCAATAACTTAGCTTCATGCGGACACAATTGTTCAAGCAATTGAATAAAGTTACTTTCCCTCTTCATGTTATTAGTAATCATTGAATTACCAAAACAGAAATATTTTACGCGAGAAAATGCACTAAAGAGGTTTGTATACGCAGTTGCCTCATCTGGAGCATCCAGCTGCTTATAATCTGGGACTCCTTCTGGAAGATTAAACTTCACAGCTGGATGATATAAACATTCGCAAAGGAAACGAAGTCCACGGGAATATTCTACGCCCGATTTGGCATAAGTCTTCAGAAGACTGATTCTCTGTTCCCTATCAGTTATCTTCGAGAGAGTTTTCAGAAATTCATGAAGATATACAGTCCCTCTCTTATGAACGATATTATCGATTGTATTGCTCATTTTTGCACCTTAAAGATTTTGAAGTTGGTCAATGATCGAATGCAATTTATTCCGTGTAACATAATTCATGAAGTCTGTCTTAGTCTGCACGGGAGCATTTGAATACGCTTCCCAACAATCTTCGACCACGTTTTCCGGAATTTCATCAAAATCGATCAGTTTTTTGTTACGAGAGTAGTATGTACTGATACTCTCATTGATGACATTGGTAGTCTTATACTCTTCCCACCACTCATCTACGCTCTTGGCATAAATTGACTTCTGCCTTACTTTTTCGACAAGTGTATAATGGTCATCTTGAGTCAATGAAGAAGGAATACAGTCACCGGCATCTCCACGTACAATCTTATCGAAGAGCGCGAATTCTGGATTTTCTTCTCTTACAAACTTTTCCTGTGTAGTAGAATACTGATCAACTCCTTGATAACGTTGTAGTTGAACGAGGTCTCCGTCAGAGCTGATGATCATTACTCGCTCGGTGTCATATGGGTTCACAAGCTCATTTTTCAATGAGCACTTCTTCATGACAATCGAAGCAATG